TCAAGTCTCAGACGAAGTAAGTCATGAAAAGAAATAGCCGCATGGGAATAAAATCCTATGCGGCTATTTCTTTTTTACTTACCTTTTCTTAATCTGTAAGCAACAGCCTCTAAGAATACAGGTAAAAGTAACTCAATCACTTCAGGTTTTGGTATTCCAGTTGCTTTTGAGTGTGGATGGTTTGATTAAATATTCTGATTAGGTGTTCCATGTTTTTCTCCTATGTCCTCAGCGTAATACGTAGCGGGAACGGTTCGGAAGTATACTTTTACGGCTCGATGTTGTGAAGCTGATTCGGCACCATGCGCGCGAACGACTGATATAAATTGTGTCCACGTCTCATGTTCGATTAGTCGTGCTGGTCGTCCAAGAATGGAATAGCAAGCCGGTACTGAGCCACAATGTTGGCAATGTAGACGTGCGGCGTGATTTAATTCATAGCAGATAGAACACTCGTAATAGCTCATATAATTTACCTCAAAGTCATCGTTGCATACGAACTAGGTAAGAGTCAAGCTCTAAATGTAGTGACACCACCCATACCGCCCGCTATATATTGGGACTCCGAGGAGATAGCAGAGCGGGCTATTCAGCTTATACTAATATGATATTTAATAGAACTTATACTAATGAGAGATAATATAAAATAAAAAAATAAAAAAAGAAATAAAAGAAAAAAATAAAAAGAAAATGAAAGCTTCAGATTTTGAAGCCTTCAGTGGCCTATGACCAGATGTAAGCCAAATTGAAGCGTTTTCTAGCTTGACTCTACGCAGAGAATCTGGTAAGCTAGGCGAGTCACTCGGGGTGTGAGAAGAAAGAAAGACAAATGCTAATAAACGATAAGACAGCCGTTGCTAGATTAGCATCCCCTATGAATTTGATGAATAGATTATCATCTTTAAAAACTAATGGTAGACAATCTGCTATGTCATTATTCATACCTTCTGTTTCACAAATTAAAGGTGTAGATATTAAAGTTAGTAAAAAAATAGAAGAAGATAAAGAATTAAAAATAATATTTAATCCATTTGATATTAAGAAAGAATCTACACAAGTTCCCTCCACACTCCCCACCATTGTTACTCCTGTAACACAAGAAGTTCAGTTAGATAATCTAATTGAGAATCATGATGCTCAAGTTAAACTTGGCTTAGCACATGATAAAGCTTTAGAAATATTAAATAGTGCTATGTCTATGCTAGAGAATAAACTTGATGATGTTAGAGCTGATAAACTTCCAGCCGTTATCACCGCAGCCGGAAAAGTCGTTGAGTCAATTCGTAAAGAACGTAGTGAGAATAGTAAAAATAATAAAGATCGTGAGGTCCATTATCACTTCTACACTCCGCAGCAAAAGAAAATTTCTGACTACGAAATCATTGATGTGGCCTGAAAGTGAGGAAGAGATGTGGACGATCATTCTCAATGCACTTCTTAAAGAAGTAGAAACTAATCCTGGTAGAGTCTTAGATATTATTGAACAACTACTTGAACTATTCAGATCTAATCCAGACTCATTTAAATTAGCAGTCAATGCTTTAGTGGAAAGAAACAAGTAATGGAACAGATTCTAATTGGAATTCCAAAAGCATTATTAACATCTGTAACTACTACAGGACCAAGTGAAGCACTTGCAATTCCTACTCGATATTGTGTATGGGGAGCTCAACTAAGTATCGATCCTACACAAGATTTTACATTAGATATTGAATGTTCTATTGATGGAATTATTTGGGGTGCTGTTGCTAGTTTTAGTCAAGCAGATTTAATTAACGATGTATATTTTACTATTGTTGATACAATCATTGGAAAATTTGTTAGAGCTAATGTGTTAACAAATGCAGCAGCTACAGCTATTTCATTAGTTATTAACGGTCAGACTAGGTAATATGGAATTCATTCCTATCGGTGTTCCTACAGAAATATTACATACTGAATTTCTTCCACCAGCTGGACCTTACCCACCATTTGCTCTACCAAACAGAGCATGTGTGTATGGAATTGATATTAAAAGTGGTAGTGCAGGTTTAGGATGGATGATAAGATTAGAATTATCTAATGATGCAATTAATTGGTATCCAATTATAACTGCTGTGAATAGTGATGGTGTTAATGGAGATTCATATAGAGTTTCTAAAGTTATTATTGGAAAATTTATTCGTGCTAATATTAACTTTGGTAATAATATATTTATTATAACTTTAAATGCACAAGAAGCGTCTCTAACAGAATCAACAACTCCCTAATTATGCGTTTCTCTTGGGACATTAGCGTTGGAAATCTTCTCACTGGAATTCCAATGTTATTAATTATGATAAAGATGTATGGTGATTGGAGAATTATTAAAATGAGAATAGATTTGATGTGGGCACAATATTGCAAAGAACATAAATTAGTTGTAGAAGATTAATACTATGGGTATCTCATTAACTAATGGAATTATTTCTTCTGATCCTGGTAACGGCTTATATGAAGACTTTCTTAAAGACAAAAATATTAAGCCACATGAAGTTCAAGAAGAACTATTGAGACTTCCTGATGAAGTCTTTGAAGCTCTTTACGGAGGAGCCGCTTATGGTGGTAAAAGTTGGATTCTCACTCTATTACCTTTGTTCAGAGGTTTTTATAAGTTTAGAGGATACAAGGGTATTATTCTTCGTAATAAATTTCCTGATCTTGAACGTGAAATTATTCGTTTAAGTAAAGAATACTATCCTAAAACAGGAGCTACATATAATGAACAAAAGCATAGTTGGGAATGGAAAGAGTATCAGTCTTATCAAGACTTTGGTCATGTTCAACATGCCGGAGATATTACGATGTATGATTCTTCTCAGTATAATTATTGTGCTTTTGATGAAGTTACCCACTTTCCTTCTTATCCTTATCACTATATGGTTGGCAGTCGCGTTCGCCCTTCTAGTTCTTTTAATATCGCCATCGTAAGAAATGGTACTAATCCAGGAGGGATTGGACAGACTTGGGTATATGATAGATTTGTTAAGCCACATGAAGATGGTAGATGTATTATCAAAGATGTTTCTACAGGATTGTATCGTATCTTTATTCCTGCCAAAGCAGAAGATAACCCTTATGGAATGGAATATGATCCACTATATGTAAAGAAGCTTGAAATTCTAAAAACGGTTTCAGAAGCTGAATACAAAGCAAAGAGATATGGTGACTGGCACGCATTCAAAGGAAGCGTCTTCACAACCTTCCGACCAATGCAATTACCTGGTGAACCAAATAATGCTTTGCATGTCATTCCAAGATTTCAAATACCTGAATGGTGGCCGCGTATATTGTCTATTGACTGGGGAAAGAGAGCTATGTGCTATGCAATGTGGGGAGCTATTTCACCAAACGGTAAAGTTTATATATACAGAGAACGAGCTTGGTATGGAAGAGATATCCCGTATTGGGCATCAGAGATAAGAGAAATACATAACGAGAATAATGAGATGCCTATTCACACAGTATTATGTGGAAGTGCTTGGCAACAGAGAGGCTCTCAGAGTATTGCTGATGAATTTCAACAGTATTCAGATTTAGTTCCTTCCAGTTCTGAGAATACTCCTGGAAGTCGAATTGCTGGATTACAAACAGTTCATGATTTCTTCCGTTGGGAAAAGAGAGTAGCTTTAAAAGCTAAAGGTGAATTTTATGACTTAGCATTAGCTCAAGAAATCTATAGAAATCATGGACCTATTGCATTGGAGAATTATAAGAAACAATTCTATGATGAACCTGAAGAAGATAACTTACCAATATTACAAATCTTTGAAGAATGTAAAGTTCTAATTGATACTATTCCAATGTGTATTTATGATGAGAAGAAGATTGAAGATATTGCTGAATTTGAAGGGGATGATCCTATTGATGATCTTAGATATTTCTGTAAAGCTGCTAAAAGATTTCTAAATGGTGAAATTGGTAATCTAACTGCGGCTGCTAAGCTACAGGCAATTATTGATCAAGTTAATGAAACTAAAGATATGACTTCATATTATAGACAAATGGAACATCTTGAAAGAACTACTGAACAAGTCCAACAAGACTGTATTCCAGTCTCTCGAAGATCAAGATTTTCAAGGAGAGTTCACTAATGGTTCGACTTCTCATGTTCTTATTTGGTAAAGATTATGAAGAATGTAAGTCTTGTCAGACTCTAAAGGAACAATTAGATTTTGAGCGTGAAGAAAAGAAAGAACTTACTAAAACACTTCTTAATATCTTACAACCTAAGACTGTAGAGATGACTCCTGTTGAATTAAATCCTATTCAACAAACTGGTGGGACATTTGCTCGTCGTAGGATTGCATTAGAAGAGAGAGATAGACAGAGTGCTAAGATTCTATCTGAAGCTAAATATATTGGTAAACCTGATATTCCTAAAGTTGATGAATCAATTACTAAGTTAGAAGAAGAGCTTGGAGTTTCAGAAGAAAAGGGAGCTTAAAGAATGGCAAACAACATATCTCCGGCTTCAGCAGTTTACACTGGAACAACTGGAGCAGGTCAGGCTATTACTGCTAAAACATTTAGTGGTGTTGTAAATTTTGAGGTTGATTTCGTTAAGAACACAGTTAAGATTACTCATGATTTAGGTAGAACAATCTCATATGTTGATTATTTTGCTATTAGCACATTTACTTGGGTTATTACGGCTGGTGTCACCGTTCTTACCATTTCGTAATAGAATATGCCCAATACTCCTATTATCCTGGCAACAGTTAATATTACTTCTAGAGGACTAGATGGTTCAAACGTTCTTAAAACATTTGAAGAGGTTAAAGCTATTAACTTCGATTTCTCTAAAGGTATGGTAAATATTGTTGATTCAACTGGAAGTTTCTTTTTTAGTCTGACAGCAGTTGTAACTCTTACTTATGTAGTTGCTGGAAACACGACATCTATTGTAATTTTGTAATATGGCTAAGAGTAGACTTTTAAAGAATCTTAAAAAAGATGAAGAAGATGAAGATGAAGCTATTGAGATTTATGATGAACGTGAAGATGAATTAGAAGATGAAGATGAACCTAAGATGAAATCTAAAATTAGAGAGATCAAAGAAGATGAAGAAAGTCATAAGAGTACAATTCATAAAATGAGAAAGGGTATTGGTCCTTCAGATTCTAACTTTATTAAGAAAGCTATGAAAGATAAAAAAGGAAAACATAAATCAATGTTTAAAAAGAAGAAGTAGTGCCAGCCAAAAGTGGAAAGCAATATAGATTTATGGCAATGATAGCTCACGGTGGTAAATCAAATAAAGGTATTGGTCCTAGTGAAGCAGTCGCTAAGGAAATGGTAAAAAAGACACCAGCTAAGAAGCGCAGTATGTTTATGAAGAAGAGCAAAAAGTAATGAAGGAACTAAACGAAGAAACTTGCTCTCTTCTTAAAACTGTCGTAGAACACTTCGACAAAGAAGATCGACTCACGAGAGAACGTCAAATTCGTCATTGGAGAAGATTAAAACTTTACTGGAATAATTTCTCTCAAATCTACTGGAGTGAAACAGCACATGATTACCGTATCTATAATCGAGATATTAATTCTACTGACACAGATCAAGATTATTACGACAGGCCAGTCAACGTATTTAAAGCATTCTTAGAGACTATTATAGCCGCATTGAGTATTCAAATTCCTGCTATTAATTGTGTTCCAGATGATGCTGATAATCCACTAGACTTATCAACAGCTAAAGCAGGAGATAAGATTGCAGAGTTAGTCTATAAGCATAATAATGTAATGTTCTTATGGTTACATGCGTTATATATTTATTGTACAGAAGGAATGATAGCTTGTTATTCATATCCTGATAAGAATGAGAAATATGGAACTTATGAGACTCCTAAGTATGAAGATGAAGAAGTAGAATCTTATGTTTGTCCAGTATGTCAGAGTAGAGTTCCTGATTTTATGTTTAGTAATGAAGAAATGTATGAGTATGCCCCTGATGAAGATGATGTAGATATTAAAAATGTTTTTGATGAAGAGGGTCCAACTTGTCTTGAATGTGGAACACTTTTAGATCCTGCTTTACAAAAGCAGAAACTTATTGTTCCTCGTCTAGTTGGAACTACTAAATCTCCAAAGTCTAGAATTTGTTTAGAGGTTTATGGTGGATTGTATGTTAAGGTAGCTAATTATGCTAAGAAGCAGAAAGATACTCCATATTTAATATTTTCTCATGAAACTCATTATTCCAATGCTCTAGAATGCTATCCTAAATTGAGAGATAAAGTTCCACATGGTGGCTGGAGTAATATTGGTGTTAATGATCCATATGAACAATATGGTAGATTGAATACACAGTATCGTGGAGAATTCCCCACTGAAACTGTGACTGTAAAAAATTCTTGGCTTCGAGTTTCAGCTCTTAATATTTTACCAGAAGAGAATTATAAGAAGTTAAAGAAGTTATTCCCAGATGGAGTTAGAGTTGCAATGGTTAATGATATTATTGCAGATTATGAGAATGAAGCTCTAGATGATTGTTGGACAATAACTGAAAATCCAATGTCTGACTTTCTAAGTCATGATCCTCTTGGAGAATTACTAACTAATATTCAAGATATTACAAATGATCTAATCTCTCTAACTCTACAAACAATTGAGCATGGTATTGCTCAAACTTGGGCTGATCCGGCTCTTGTGAATTTCAATGCTCAGAGGCAGATAGAAGCAATGCCTGGAACATTGACTCCTACTAAACCTGTATCAGGAAGTAGAAATATTAGTGATGGTTTTCATACATCTCAAACAGCTAGTCTTTCTCCCGAAGTATTTAACTTCTATAATATTGTTCAACAATTAGGACAATTTGTTTCTGGTGCTCTTCCAAGTTTATTCGGTGGAACACAAGGTCAGGGTTCTTCTGGGACTGCAAGTGAATATGCAATGGCTAAAGGAATGGCCTTGCAGCGTTTGCAAACTCCTTGGAAGATGATGACTATTTGGTGGAAAGAAATATTTGGAAAAGTTATTCCTTTATATATGAAGAATATGGTTGAAGATGAAAAAACTGTTGAGAAAGATACTCAAGGTAATTTTATTAATGTATTTATTAGAAAGGCAGAAACTGATGGTAAAATTGGAAATATTGAATTAGAGCCTGATGAGAAACTTCCAATTACTGACGCACAGCAAGCCGATATTATTATGCAACTATTTACTCTTAATAATGAAGAAATTCAAGCCGCTTTGCTAGACCCAGAGAACCTTCCATACATTGCTAAAGTTATTAAGATTCCAAATTTCAAACTACCTGGAGCTGATGATAGACAGAAACAGTATGAGGAAATTACTGAATTAGTTAATTCTGTTCCTATTGTACAACCTCCTACTCCTGAAGAAATGATGATTGCTGAACAGACTGGTCAAGAGTTAGTTCCAAATGAGCAACCATCAATTCCTATTGATTCTGATGTAGATAATCATGAAGTTGAAGCAGGAATTTGTCGTTCTTGGTTAGTTTCTTCAGCCGGAAGGCTAGCTAAAGTAGAGAATCGTGATGGATATAAAAATGTATTATTACATATGAAAGCTCATATTATGATTGTACAACAGCAAATGCTTGCTCAAGCTCAGATGCAAGCAGAACAAGAAACTTCAGGTAAAGCTCCGGCTAAGAAACCGAAGCAATCTGAAAAAGTGACTGGAGAATCCAATGCCCGAAATCCTATCGCCTGAAGCTAAGCAGCCATCAGCTAAGACGGCTGATGATATCAATGATTTATTTAAGGAACTAGATAATGAACCAGAAGTAAAAGAAGTAAAGGAAGTAAAAGAGCCTAAGAGGGATAAAGAAAAAGATAATGATGAAGAACCTGAAGTTAAGGATGATGATTTAGAGTTAATTGAAGCAGATGAAGAAATTGAAAAAATTGATCTGGCTAAGCCAGATGAAGAACTTGAAATTAATGCTCCACCTCGAAAGAAGGAAATTTTAAAAGAATATCCTGAACTATTTAAGAAATTCCCATTCTTAGAGAAGATGCTCTATAGAGATAAGGAATATACTGAATTATTTGGATCTTTTGATGATGCTAAAGAGGTAGCTGAAAAGGCTGAAGTATTCAATAATTTTGAAACACAATTATTAAGTGGAAGTACTGAAGAAATTTTAAATAATGTTAAAGATACTGATGAGAAAGCTTTCAATATTATTGTAGATGATTATCTTCCAACATTAGCAAAGGTTGATAAGGAAGCATATTTTCATGTTATTGGTAATTTGAATAAGCGTCTTATCATGGAGATGGTTAAAGAAGCTAATGATACTAATAATGATGATTTGAGACAGGCTGCTTTATTTGTTAATCAATTTGTATTTGGCTCTAGTAAGTTTACTGCTCCAACTAATCGAGTTGATCGTTCTGCTGAAACAAAAGATAACGAAGTTGAGAAAGAACGACTCTCTTTTGTTCAAGAACGATTTGAGTCTTCTCGTGATGACTTACAGTCGAAAATTGATAATACATTACGAGCAACAATAACTGAATATATTGATCCTAAAGGTGCTATGAGTGGTTATGTTAAGAAGAATGCTATATCTGATGCCATGAAGATTCTGACTTCTACTATTAGACAAGATCCCTCTACTGCTAAGAACTTAGATAAGCTCTGGAGAGCCGCATTTGACTCTAAGTTCTCTAGGGAATCTCTGAAGAGAATTCAGTCCTTCTACTTAGGTAAAGCTAAAGGTGGATTGAGGAACGCAATTCTAAAGGCTAGGGCAGAAGCCCTAAAAGATTTAACTCCTCGTAAAAAAGAGGAAGAGAAAGAAGAAGAAACTTCTCCTAATAGGAGAATAATTGCTGCTGGCCGACCATCTCAGCCAAAAGGTAAGAATGAGATGAAAAAGGGTGAATCTGTAGCTGACTTTTTTGCCCGAGATTAGTCCCATTAACTTTTGACTTTGAGGTGACTGAATATGCCAGGTGCAGTTGTAGAATCAGTTGTTGCTGGAACAGAACTTGAAAGGGTTCTACCGAAGGTTACAACTGTTTTTGAGAGTGACGACACTTTCTTTGCTAATATTAAGAAGCGTGATGTAGAAGTAGTCTCATATCGTGAAATGCGTGCTCCAATGGAATTACGTCCAGGTGGACGTTTCCAGTATTTCAATCCTGATGGTGGAGATATGGGCCGTGGCGGCGGTCCTACTTGGGAAAAAGCCGTTCTTCGCCCTGTGTTTCTATCAGAAAATATTGAATATACTAAATTAACTCAGTGGTCTACTGATGACCGTCGAAAGGCTGTAATCAATGCCGTTCGTAGATTAACGGCAGGAGCGACTGTAGAAATCAAGCGACAGCTTGATGCACAGTTACAGCAGCCAGGAACTGGTCAGGTAGGAACTATTTCTGTTGTTGCTACAGCAGGTGGTGTTGATACATATACTTTATCTACTGATTTTGGTGCTCGTTTAGTTCGATATGATCAGGTTGTTCAGGTTTATGATGCTACTCTTGCAACGTTTAGAGGTAAAGGCGTTATTACTCTATGGGATGTTGAGAATAAGCAGATTAGTGTTACTCCTGCTATTGCTGGTGCTATCGCTACTGACGTATTAATTGTTGATGGTATTTCTAATCCTAGTGCTTTACCTGCTTTGTATGGTGTTCCATATCATCACTCTAATGCTTCTACTGGTACATGGTTAGGTTATGATAGAGCAACTACACCTGAAATTCGGTCAAACCGAGTCAATGGTGGAAGTTCTGCTTTATCTTTACCTTTACCTCGTTTAGCTATTAATAAGATTGGTAATCGAGTTGGTATTGATAATAATTTCGATCCTACAGCTTGGACGCATCCCTGTCAGGCACAGGCTTATGAGGAAATTGGACAGTTAGTGTCCATTATTCATAAGGCGGCTAAGGATGAGGCACTTAATCTATATTTTGGTGATAATATGCAGCTTGCTGGTGCTCCTATTAAGACTCACTTTAATTGGAATAAGTCACGTATTGATTTTATAGTTAGCTCAATCTGGGGTCGTGCAGAGATTCTTCCCATTGGATTTTACACATCTGATGGTCGTAGAATCTTTGAACTCCGCGGACCAAGCGGTGGAGTAGCTGCGGCTGATATCTTCTATATGGTAGTTGGATTTCAGACATTCCTATTAAATCCTGCTGCTACTGCGTATATTGATGCCCTTGCAGTTCCTTCTGGATATTAAAGGAGAATGAACAATGCCTGATAATGTGTTCCAAGATTTTTCTACTGTACAGAGTGATAAACAGCCTACACCCAAAACTATTGCTTCTGCTGCTACTGTTACTCCTACTGGAAAATTTACTTTCCTTACTGGAACTGTTGGTTTGATCAATTTAATTCCTCCTGTTAGTGGATATTGTGAAGTTACACTTTGCTTTACTAACGCTGCTCCTGGTGTATTCTCTGTTGCTGGTAATATTCAGATTGCATATCAGCCTATCCAAAATCGTCCTATTGATCTATGCTATGACCCTGTGTCAACTAAATGGTGGGTCAAGGCAGTCGTTTAGATCTTTTAAACGATTCATAATCAATTAATGGGGGGCGCGCATCCGTTAACGCGCAACTCTGTTGGCATTCTGCCAATGGTCTTTGAGACTGGAGAATCTAATGCCTGAGTCAAGGATCGGAGCTTTTGCTAAACTTAACGTATGGGGGATGATTAAGGATTTATTAAATAATAACGTAGGTATTTTAACACTATCTGGTCCTCCTGTTGGTGGAACATCTGGTAGCTTCGTAGGTAAAGCTGGTCCTGGTAGTCTTTTAATTGATTATCTTAATGCTGTTCTCTATATTAATACTGGAACTCTTGCATCTCCTATCTGGTCTAATATGGGTAGTGCTGTTTCTGCACTTGGTGGATTAGGTTCTATTGGTAATGCTAAGATGACGTATGATTTTGCTGTTGATGGTGGTGCAATTTCTACTATCACTCCAACTAATTCTCCAACTATTCCTTTAGGTGCTATTATTCTAGGTGGTGTTATTGATATTACTACTACATTAACTGGTGCTGCTAATACAACTGCATTAGGATTTGGTTCTGGTGCTCAGGTAGCTGCATTAAAAGCTGCAACTGCTGTTGCTTCTTGGACTGCTGGAACTACTTTAGTTCTTATTCCTATTTTCACTTCTGCAACATACTATAAGTTAACTGCTGCTGCAAGAATGACTATGACTATTGCAGCCGGTGCTCTTACTGCTGGTAGATTTGACGTGAATATCGCTTACGTTCAGGGTAATTAATTGAGTTGGGCTGCTCTCTCTTAGTTGTAGGGTAGTCATTCATTTTGGATGACTTTTCTGCTGGGGAAGCTAATTGAGAGCAGCTCATTAAAACAAAATGCCACAAGATAGATCAGAATTAGATAGGTCGATGCAGAGGATTCTCGCTAAAATTCAAGCTGAGAATCCAAGTGTAAAACCTGTCACTATGACTCCTTCTACTGGTAATCCATTAGAACGTATATTTTTACCTAGAGGTGCTCAAGCTATCACTAATCCATTTACTGGTAATATTCGTTATAATCCTGAAGCACTACAAGGACAATCTGAAAATGATTTATCAAATACTGTAACTCACGAATTAACTCATTCTAAACAAGCTCAAGAAACTCCTTGGTATAGAACTGCACTTCAAGCATTCCTACCTCAAGGTGAATATAGTAAGCGTCCATATGAAATGGAAGCATTTCAGTCTGAAAGAAATAGATCTTTAGCAAATAATTTATCTATGAGTGATCCTCAAACTGGAGCTACTGATATTCAATTACGAAGACCTAGAGGTGTAGCTCCTTCAGCAAACTTTCTCCAAGGAAAAAGGTAATGGAGCTTCGAGAATCAATTGAAAGCATAAACTATAAGTTAGAAAAGAATTTTGGTAAGCATATGGATAATAGGCCTAATTTTCGAGTAGTTTGGTCAGAAGATCAATTTGAAAAAAGATGGACTAGTTTTACTGATGATGGATTTGAATTAATTAATCTTGAAGTGCGTGAATTGCCTAAATATAAACAATATATTGAAGCTCGTTATATTTTAGAAAGATTAGTTCCTGTTACTGGAGAAACTGATCTAGTTGAAAAGACTTCATATGAGCCAGCTTGGGTCTTTCAAGACCGATTTCAAAACTATCTTCCTCCTTTTTATGATGGTTGTGTCTTTGTAATTGATAGTCTGCATGAAAAAATGGGTTATAGGGGACATGTTAAATATAAAGATCCAAATGTAAGTGAAGAACAAAGAATGGCAAATGTGCAAAAAGTACAAGGTGAATTATTTGGTAATGAAACTGATGTTGGTGATCATTTAGCTTATGGAACTGGAGTTACTGTTGCTAAAGAGTCAGAAAGCAAACTGGTTCACTAGAACCAAAGAGGAAAAACAATGGAAATCGGTGATTTGAGACAAGTTGGAGAATTTTCAAATTCTTTTTTGAACAATCGTAAAATGATTCGTTCAATGAAGAATCCTATGGATAAATGCACTATTGTATCTATACTTCCTAAAGAAATTAATGAAGTTAAATATACTATTGAGCCTGGAAAATTTCATATTGAACCTGGAACATACGAAAATCCATCAATTTTAGTTGTCGGTCCAAGTTCTTGGTGGAGAGAAATTGATCTCGACCAACCTATGCTAGAAATTCCTACTAGTAGTATTCAGATTGCTGACTCTGTAATTAAAGATTATTGTAATGGTATGTTAGGTTGTAATATGGAATCTGCTATGCCTGGATTATTTTTTGTTTTAGGTGTTCAGAGTGTTATGGAAATTAAAACGAAGTATAAAGATAAGTTAGATGAAACTAAAGCTAAGCAAGATAATTGGTATAATGTTTTAGTTAAACTAGCTGATTCACTATGGGCTAGAACAAACGGTAATCCACTTACTATTTCAGACGAAATGCGTATGGCCGCCCGCAGCTTAAATTATGATAATAAAGCATGGCTTAAAGACTTTCAGATTTCTGAACTCATTCGCTGCATTGGTTGTGGTGGAATGAGAAATCCTGAGTATCCAATTTGTCCTAGCTGTAAGTTAATTGATCCTACACATCCAATGGCGAAGGACTTGAAGTTTGCAGTATAGGAGAATTGATGTCAGTCACATCAAGTAGAACAATTCAAGTTGAATTCTCTGGAGATGTAAGTTCTGAAGTACTTACATCTTCACTAGTTAATAATGTATCTCCAGCTGAATATGATATTTTAACATTAGTATCTGGTCCTAACACTATTACTCCACCTGTTGTTAGTGGAATCGTGATTACAGGATTAACAATTATTCCACCATCTGGTAACACAAGTATTATTACTCTTAAAGGCGTAGCAGGTGATACTGGAATTCCATTACATTTAACTGATCCCAGTAGTTTAAGTTTAGATCCAACGTTTGTTAGTTTAGTGTTAGATGTTGCGAGTGATATTATTGGGGCTAGATTGATTTGGTCATGATATGTTAATTACTGATCTTTTAGAAGATATTCATAGATGTTCTGGAGATGAGATAGAATTTCATTTAATTGATAAAGAAGGTAATGCTCAAAAATTAGAGCTTTGCATTAGTACTTTAGGTAAATATTTATATACTAAAAAAGATAAAGAAGGAAATAATACTGATATTCTTATTCTAGGACTGATGGAACCAGATGCCCAAACCAAGTGAAATAATCACTACTGTTGCTGGATTAATGAATGATCCATCCCAAACACAATATACAAATATTGTCTGTCTGCCATATTTTAATCTAGCTTTAGATGAATTACAAGAGACATTTGAATTAAATGATATCCCAGTAACTCATGAAACTAGTGCATCTATTAAGATTAAAGCTGGAATTGATAGATTAGGACATGACACAAATCCGGCACTTCCAAGTGATTTAATTGAAATTAAACAACTATGGGAATCACCTACTGGCATAAATGCTTGGATTCCAGTGACTAAAAATGAATTTATTCCCCATGCTATTGAAAATGCTACTTTAATTTCTCAATTTTTGGTTTGGGCATTAGAAAAAGGTCGAATCAGATTCACTGCTGCAAATTCAGATAATGATCTTAAAATTGATTATATTGGTTCTATATTTAATACTCCTATCTTAATTAAAGATATTAATGTGAATCTTCCATTTACTAATGTTAAGACATATCTTGAATATAAGACTGGTGCTCTTTGTGCTATGTTTATTGCCGAGAATGAGTCTCGTGCTTTAGCATTAGATTCCTTGACTGGAACTGCTTTAAGTCGAGCATTAGGTATTCCAATTAAAGGTATGCAATCTATTGTTACTAGACGTAGACCATTTAGACATTCCTTCAAAAGGCGTGGAGTTAGTTATTAGTTATGGCTGTTAGAGATCATGAAGGATTAGTTTTAGACAAATTTAATGGTCTGTGGGACCGTGGAGATAGAGATTCTACACCTCCAGATCACTTTCAAGAATGTAATAATGTAAGATATATTGGTAGTAATTCATTTGGAACTAGACCTGGAATTGGAATTAGTCAGAATGTAGCCGTTCCTCTAACAAATGTTAAAAGAGTTTATAATTATCCTACACAAACTGCTAATACACTAATAGTTTTAACATATGATGGAGTTGATGGTAAAATATTTCATGTAGTTAATTCAACTACTGTTTTTGGTCCTCTATTAACTATTGCAGGTATGACTGATTTTGCTTTCGTATCATATGCTGGTAGAGGTTATATCTCTCCTTTTAGTGATTATACAAATGGTGATTTAACTTTTCAAAAAGGTTTAGCTAGCGAGTTTCTTTATGTGTATGCTGGTGATGGAACTGCTGCGCGTAAAGCGGCTGGTGTAGGAATGTCTGGCAGTATGACTGTTGCAAATGGTGCAGCAGGACATACCGATGCTGGATTACATTTATTTGGATTTGTTTCTGAAACTATCTCCGGTTATTTATCTCCACCCAGTATTCTAACACAATTTACTACTAGTCCAGCTAATTCTGTTTCATTTGGTTCTATTCCTACAAGTGGTGATCCTAACGTTGTTAGAAGGCATCTAGTTGCTACTATAGTATTACCAACATTCAATGGTGATTTACAAGGATATACTTACTTTTTTGTACCTGGAGCTATTATTCCAAATAACGTAGATACATTCTTAAACGATATCTCATTTTATGATGCTGATCTCTTAGATGATGCAAGTCATTTATTTGATAATTATACAGAAATTCCAGCCGGAGCTACCCTATCTCTATATCATGATAGACTTGTTCTGGGTTGTACATTCACTGATATTTCATTGTTATTAATCTCAAATGTTGGTGAACCTGAAGCGATTAGTCAAATTGATGGTTTAATAGTAGTACCTCTAGATGGTAATCCGATTACTAACGCACAAGATTTAAGAGACGTTTTATACGTCTTCAAAAGAGCAAGAACTGTATCGTATGTAGATAATGAAGATGTTCCATCTTCTTGGCCTTTAGTAGTTGTAGATAATGCTCTTGGAACAAGTGTTCATGGAATAGCTACTGTTCTCGATTCAGGAAGTAGTTCAGTAGATTTTCTTATTATATGCACATATCAAGGAATTAGTCTATTTAATGGTAGATATGCAACTCCTGAAGTGAGTTGGAAAATAGAACATTTTTGGCAACAGCAAGATAGAAATTTATTTGGTAGAATTCAGATTATAAATGCTCCTATTCAAAAAGAAATATATTGTATTATGACTGATCGTAGACTTTTAGCAGGCAATTATGGTAATGGATTAGATCATAAAGCTATTAGGTGGGCACCCTGGTCATTTTATATGGGTGTAAATACAATTGCAGTTGTGAATATTGACGAAATCATTCTTGGAGCTGATTTAGTATGAGTGGAACTTTTAGAATTAGACTCCAGTTAACTATCATTATAACTCCAGGATTTAGTGCTACTCCTGCCGTTGCGGATCTTTGGTGGGGAAATACCAGTGGTGTACCAACAATATTAACATCAAGCTCACAGATACCATTAGCTCTTTCTGAAACTAACAATCCTGTTACTAATGGTTTGATACAAATGCAGTTCGGTGCTGTTACACAGGCTACGTTACATTTTGATACTGGTGGATCTAATATAATTCTTGATGGAGATGAAGGTCATCCATATGAATTTAATGGTCTACCAGCAGGATTTGTAGCATTATCTGCTGAAGTAGTGGCAGAATATTTTAAAGATTTATTTGATCCTCTTAATATATATACTATTCATCTTCAGAAAGATGCTACTACTGAAAGTAGTCCATTTACTGTTGTTACAGAAGCAAATACATTTATAACATTTCCTTATGTTTTTAGTCTTGGACTACCAACTATGTTAGATATTGTTCACAACGGATGTGGTTTGCGTTTAAATGCAAGTGGAGCAGGATTTCGCCCAGTATATTTCCAGGTATTAGATATTGAAGGCACTTATGATATTATTTCATACACATGGACTCTAGAAAATCCTGGGCCAGTTGTACCTTCAACAACTCCAATTACTGTTACATCTGGAACTCTAGATTTAAGTGATTTAGACATATTTATTCAATATATTGATCCCGGAACTGGAGATGTAATAACTACACCAGCGATACAAATTCTTACGCAAGAAGAACATCTATTAATATTTATAGTTGATTTTCCAATTGATGTATTTGAGATTAAAATTCTTGCAGTAGGTAATAATGGAACACAATTTTCTGGTTCTGTTATACTAGGCACATTAACTACAATTTATTTTACAGATGCTTCTGGAATCTACAAATTAGTTGTTAGTCAAAAATTTGATACATTATATATCCAAGATGATCCACCTAATACAATAGATGTAAAGATCCCAGATCCATTTATCAAGACAGGATTTTTACCATAATGGCAAAGAGATCTTCATCTGAAGAACTCATTAATCATTATGGTCTTGTTCGTTTTCGTGTTACTGGCTTTGGTAGACTTTTATTAAGATTAATAAGTCTTGGAGAGGTTAGAGAAAATGTTATGTTCCCAATAACTATGGTAGATCCAACTGATATAGAACCAACAAGATTATCCAATTTTACACAGCAGAGAGCTTGTTTAGAAATTAAAACTGTTAATTTTGGAGAATATTTTGAAATTTCTAAGCTGATAGTGTTTGCTAAACCAATTGCAAAGAGCTATCCTGGTTAAATAATGCCTTCTGGATTAAATACACCACGATTATATACTCAATTATTAAATACTAGATTACAACAAAAAGATAATCCGCTGTATCAAATTATTCGTGCGTTAATCGGAGCAATAGCAGCTTTAGAAGTAGATGCTAGCGGAGGTGGAGGTGGTGGAGGTGGTATTACTAATATTACTAATGTAACACAACATATTTTAGGTGGTCCTACATTTGATGGATCAGATGGACAAGATGGAATGCCTGGAACTAGAGGTGATACTGGTCCTGCTGGTATTCAAGGATTACAAGGATTACAAGGTATTCCTGGAATTGATGGATTAGATGCTGATGAACCAATTCAAATTCCTGGACCTCAAGGTATTCAAGGTCCGTCTGGTGGAGGCGGTGGAAGTGCTACTACAGCAGTTGTTACGACAGCATTTCCTGCAAAGAGAAATCAACATATTAATGTTGTAGATGGAACCGTAGTTGCTACTTCTAATATTTTAGTTTGGTTAACAGGAATTGTAGATGGTCAGCCGAATTCAGGTGACTTAGTTGATGTATATAGTATGAGAGCTATAGCTAATACTGGTTCATTTGATTTAGATATGGATTTCTTGACACCTTGGGCAGGTTCACTCTCCATTGATTACATGGTGCTTGCATGAGTGCGATTCTTTACGACGCTCGTGGAAACGAAATAATTGTAGGCTTCCCTGACCAAGTTGGTGGTCAAACTATAACTGATGGCAGAACTGCCACTTTTACACTAAGTGCATTAAATGCTGAAATATTAATGGATATTAATGGTGCAGCAGTTGCCATATATGATGTAAGAACTGCTGCTGCTAACTTAACTTTAGTATTTGAAGGAACTCTTGATGGAGTTAATTATTTTCCACTACCAGCATTTGCGTATGCTCAGTTACTAGCTGCTGTATTACTTGCAGAACAATATGTTCCTTCTATTATAATTGCTACTACTGTAACGGGTCAATATGTTGTAGGAGTATCTGGATTACGTAGAGTTAGAATTAGAGTTTCTGCATTTACTTCTGGAACTGTTACTATTGCTGCTCGTGCTTCGCAATCAGATTTTCTTATTTACTCTAGATTCATTCCTGCTACATTGCATGTAACTGTTACAGCCGCAGCGAATACAGCGGCAACAATTACATTACCCGCTGCTGGTGTTGGTCTATTTCATTACATTACATATCTAAATTGTCGTCGTAATGCTACTGCTATTTTAGCTGGAACAGCTACATTAATTATTACAAGTACTAATCTTCCTGGTGGACCTGCATGGTCAAATGGTAACGCGATGATAGCAGGTGGAACTGTAGAAGATATTAATATGCAGCCAACTGTTCCACTTAAATCATTAGTTGCTAATACAGCTACAACAATTGTAATGCCTGCTGCTGGTCTTGCTGTTCTCAACCGCGGTAATTGTTCTTACTATGTCGGTCAATAGAGGAGAGGAATGACCAACAAAGCATTTAGATTCGGTCCAATTGCTTTAACTACTACTCTAACTACAAATCTTTTAAATCCTGCTACGGCTACTGGTGGTGTTAATGCTGGTTCAAGTTCTCAGTATATTATTTTACGACATATTAGATGGCTTAATAAAACTGCTGGTGCTGTAACATTTTCTCATTGGTTAGGTGCTACAGGTGGAAACGTAGCCGGAACGGAAGTATTAGGACAAGGTAAATCAGTTCCTGCTAACGATTATATTGATTGGTATGGATATCTCCGAATAGATGCTGCTGATTTCTTAGTTGGTGGTGCTAGTGCTCTTACATCTTTATCAATGGAAGGTGAAGGAGAGATTGGAGTTTCAGGATAATGCCTGCAGGAACACTAGCTAGACCGTTAGATTATTTATTTAATCCTAAACAAGAGAAAAATATGCCAACTAAACAGTTTGGTAATCCTAATACGTTTACGGCTGCTGCTAATCAGCAAGCTAAAGATTATGATAAGATTATGGGTAAATATGGTGATGTGTATGATTTTGCTTCAAGAAGTCCTATCACTCCCTCTTCTGTGAATTATTCAAATATTAGTCCACAGACTACTAATTATCAACAGTCTGCTGATGTAACTAAATCATTATCTGATTTATCAGGTTTATCTAGCACTGGTGGATATGATGAAAAAGGTATTGCAGATTTAAGAGCTAGAGGATTAAGTCCTATTAGATCTATGTATGCAAATGCTCAACGTAATATTGATCGTTCAAAAGCATTATCAGGTGGATATAGTCCTAATTATGGTGCTCTTACAGCTAAAATGGCTAGAGAACAATCTGATAAACTTGGTGGAGCTATTACAGACATCAATGCTGGTATTGCTCAGAACGTAGCCTCGAATAAGCTATCTGCTGCTCCTAATTACGCTAGTGCAGCCGGCTCAGCTAATGCTATGAAATATGGTGCTGATAAAGCCAATGTTGATGTTGTAAACGAATTTAATAGACTTAATACTCAGAATTTGTTAGATACTAATAGATTTAATTCAACTCAGAAAATGAATGCTCAGGAATCTAATGTTAGAAATCGTCTTGGAGCTGTTCAGGGTATGACTAGCTTGTATGGAACTACTCCTGCCTTAACTAACACATTTGGTAATCAAGTAATGCAGGCTGGTCAGTTGCGACAGAATCAACAGCAGATGAATAATTTAGAGAGAAATAACATGAACAACCTCATTATGCGAAGGAATGGCTAATGGGATTCTTTGATTCTCTTGCAGCTAATCCATCTGGTAGTGGTATTTATGGATTAGGTGGTCAAGAAAAGCCTGATTATGGCTCTGCTATGAGTATGAATATGGAACTACGTAGACGTGATATGAATGATTTTATGAAAAAAGCTAATTTTATGAGCGACTTATCTATGAAGCAGAATAGATTACAATCAATTTATGGTACTAACCCTATGGCTTCTGGTGCTTCTAGCAGTAATGTGTCTGGTGGACAGCCTATGAATACTTTCTTTAGAGAAGATCCTGATAGGATTACTCCATTGCAAAGAGAAACTATGAATCTAAAAAGAGAAGATTTAGGAATTGATCGTAGTCGTATTGCTCAAACTAGCAGATTAGGTTCTGAAAAATTAGCTTTAGATAAAGAAGGTCATGCTTTAGATGTTAAGAAGAATCAACAGATTTTTGATACTAAACAAGCTAATATGGAACGTAAATTTGATGAAGCTAATAAAAGATTAGCTCTTGCACAAGATCAACTCAATCAAAGAGCTAATGATTCTAATGCAAGAATAGAACTTCAACGTGCTCAACAGGAAGCTACTACTGCTAGACACGCATTAGATATTTCTAGAAAAGATACACAATTAGAAGAAACTAGAAGAATGCACCAAGCTCAAATTGATGATATTTTAGCTAGACGAGATCAATCTAGTAATGTTGTTCAAGAAAGTGAAGCAAATCCTGAAGGAACTAAAAAAGTTGTAACTACTAAAAAAGGTTCTAAGAAACCAGGCGATTCTTTAGGAATTCGATAATGGCACAACTTGCTGGTCTTATTCGTTCTAAGTATCCAGGTGAATATGATGACTTGGATGATGATGAATTAGAACAGAAAGTTGTGTCTAAATATCCTGAATATAAAGATTTAGTTACACCAAAGGAAGCTCCCAAAGCATTAAAAGTAGAGAATCCTGAAGTTGATAGGATTATTAGTGAGGCTAAGAAAGTTTCTGGAATTCCTGAGATTGAAAAATCTATTTCTTCAGAAATAGAGAAGCCTAGTTTATTAAAGAGATTTTCTGATACTGTTAGTGGATTTGCCGAAGAACATCCCAAAATTAAGTCTTTTGCTGAAAAGTTAATATCTGGATCAGAACCACATAAATATACTAGAGAAGATGTTGAATCTATTAATAAGAGACTTCGAGGTAAAGATATCTTTGGAACTCCTTATAAACAAGTTCAAGAAGGTGAAGAACAACAGGCTTTAGGACCAGGATTAATGGAGATTCCTGGAATTGGTAAAGCTACTGATTGGCTATCTCAAAAGATTACTGGTTCTGAAGGAACTGGAAGATTAATTGCTGGAGCCATTACCAAGGCATTAGGTGATATTTTCGCTACTGGATTAGATCCTAGAAGCGTAGGTGCTCAGAGAGCTATTCACGATCCTAATGTAATTGACGTTCCTTTTAGAAGTGAAGATATTCCTCCTTCTCCTAGAGGTGAACTTCCTCCTATTCGTAGGAGTCAAGAAATTCCTTATAGAGCTAATGAGCCTTCTGGAGTAGAAGATTTGAATGTTCCAACTTCAGATCTTCCTATTCGTAGAGCGCAAACGGTTCCTCCAGAAATGGTTCCTGTAGGTAGTGAAGATATCTTTAATTTTAATAGACCTACTGAACCACCTATTTCAGGAATGAGTGAAGAAGACTTATTTAGAAATGCTGTAGAGAAGTTTAATATGGGACGAGAGCTTCCTGCTGAAATGGGAACTCCCATTAGAGAACCTATCAGAGATTTGGAGCCTACTAGATATCCTGCTGAAGAAGCTATTGATTTAGGTGAATTAGCTGGTTCTACTGCTGAACAGGAAGTTACTAGAGAACTAGAACCTAGAAAACCTAGTTTTGCTAATCCTTTTGAGCCTGCTAATGTTACTGAAGAACCTCAGTTCTCTAAAGTTTTAGATTTTCCAGTAGAACCACCAGAGCGTTTTTTAGGTAAAACTGCTGAACGTGATATTTATGGAGAAGAACAACCTAAACAAAGTACAGAATTCGCAGATGAATTTAATAAACAATTAAAGTCTAAAGAGGAATTTGCTCAATCAATTCGAGAAGCTAGTGGTGAGCCTATTGATATATTCGAGCCTCAAGCCGCTCGTACTGAGAGTGGAAAAATAGCTATCGGAGCTGATGTAAAATCTCTTGGTAAAGTTCTAGGAACTAGTCTTTACAAAGGTGATATTGCTCCTATTGCAACTAAAGAGTTATTACAGAACTCTATTGATGCAGTTCGACATCTAGGTTCTGAAGGCAAAATTGATGTTATATTTGATAGAGTTGATAATACTATTCATGTTACTGATAATGGTAAAGGTTTAACTAGGAAAGAACTTGAGACAGTTTTTACTGATTTAGGAGCTTCTGGTAAGAGAGAAGATGTAGAAGCTGCTGGTGGATTTGGTTTGGCGAAAGCTGCTCCATTATTAGGTGGTGAGAAAGTAGAAGTAGTAAGTATTGCTAAAGATCCTAAGAGTGGTCAAATTATAGAAAGTTCTTTCTCTGGAACTCCTGATGAATTATTAGAAGGTGTAGATATTAAACAGAGAGTTATAGTTCCAGATGATTCTACTAAAATTCAAACTGGAACATCTGTAAAAGTTAAAATTCCACAAGACTCTGATTTTTATGAAGCAAGACAATTTGTTGAAAATTTATCTAAACACTCACATGGTTTAGCAGCTAATATTAGAACTGGTACAAGACATTCATCTGAAGTAAAAAATATAGAAGAAATTCTCACTACTTCTAAAAGAGGAACAGGAACTAGTTTAGTTAAATTAAATAATCCATCAGCTAGAACTGAGTTAATTCTTCCAGAAGGAACTAAAAGTGGAACTCAATCCCATATAAGTCTACATTTATCAAATAATGGAATGTTTCAAAGAACTAAAATTATGTATCTTCAAGGAGAAGTTCCTGGTGTTCCATCTGATATTATTGTAGATATCAGACCTAAAGTTCCAGAAGGTCATAGTGATTATCCATTTACTGCTAATAGAGAAGAATTAAGAGGAACTGTACAAAAACAAGTTCAACAGTATATACAAGATAATGTTGTTACACCAAGTGTTGGAAAACGTATTGATGAATTAAAGAGACTATATAATGGAATGTTAGAAATTAATGTTGGTGGAGGAGAATTTCCTGATACGTTTGGACGTAAAATTGCCATTTATGATCCTAAAGGTCAAATTACTCCTGATGAAATGAAGCAGATTACAACTAATCCAGCATTTCTAACTTTAGCTAAAACAATTGCTGAAACTTTAGATGAAGCTATGAATGTAGCTGGAACTGATGTATGGAAAAATAGATTGGAAAAGATTGGTATTATATTTAGCGAAAAACTTCATGGAGTTCATATTCCCAATCCTGGAACAGAATGGAGTTCATATAAATCTGCGATTTTGATTAATCCATTCAATTCTATTAATAAAATGAGTTCTGATGAAGCTTCTGCTAATATTCTACATACTATTTTACACGAATTAGCTCACGTTGATCCTTCTGGTAGAATGGGTCATAATGAGGATTTTACAATTCGACTTGGAGACATTTATGCTAAATTCGGAGCAAGAAGGTCAGTCGAAGCACAAGACAATATCCTCAAATCAATTGCAGACCCAAATACCGGAATCTACAATTCAGAAATTCAGGAAGTATTATCAATCTATGAAGACTCTAGGGGGAGAACAGAAACTACAGAAGACCTTCTTAGTGGAACGGGAATTGGCTCAGGATCTGACATTGGAGGAAAGGGAGCCATTCCTAAGCGTGGTAAACCAACTAGAAAACGAGCTACTCCCTCAGAAGCAGTAGAAAAATTATTAAATGCTATCGGTGAAGCTAGGATTCTAAATGAAGAACAAGCTTCTTTATATAAGCAGGAAAGAGCTAGACGCTTTGCTGCATTTGAAGGTGTTAAGACTGAAGGAGCTGCTGGTGCAAGTAAAAGTCTAGGGAAATTAAAAGGTGAATATGAAAAGGTAGATTTTAGCGGTCTCGAAGGTGTAATGAGTGAAGAAGAAATTGATACTCTATTTACGGCTGTTAAGGGAGCTAATATTACAACTGGTGAAAAAGCTCGTGGATATACTGGATTATTCAAGATTCTCAATGGAGAGGGAGTTCCACAAAATAATGAGTTAAGAATATTAAATGATGTATTTGGTGGTGGATTTGGTGAGAGAGTTATTGAGATGCACGGTGGTATTGGAGCTGTTGGCATCAAACTAGGAAAAGTAGCTAATACTATGAAATCTCTTCGTAGCTCACTAGATCTTTCTGCTCCACTACGACAGGGGATTGGATTAATTCATAGACCTGAGTGGAGAGAATCTTTTGCTAATATGTTTAAATTTATGGCTAATAAAGAAGCTTTTAATACTGTTATGAGTACTATTGAACATGATCCATATTATTTAGTTAGTAGAGATGCTGGTCTATTTATTGCTAAACCAAATGATCTTATTAAGGGAGAAGAAGCATTCCTTAATAGCTATATTCCTGAAATTGGTAGATTACTTCCTCCTGTTAGATGGATAGTAGAAGCTAGTGAAAGAGCATATGTCGGCTTTCTCAATGAATTAAGATTTAAGACATTTAAGAATTTAGTTAATAATGCTAGAGATGCAGGAAATGAAGTCTTTACATTAGCTGAAGATGCTGAAGGTGGAAAATCAATTGTTCCTACTAAAGCAACTAAGGACCTTGCTAAATATATTAATGTTTCTACAGGTCGAGGTGGTTTAGGACAATTAGAAAAAGTATCTAAGAGTCTAAATACTGTCATTTGGAGTCCTCGACTTTTAAGTTCTCGTCTCTCTATGTTAAATCCTAAATATTATAGGAGTTTAGATAAATTTGCTAAAATAGAAGCTATTAAGTCATTGTTTGCTATTGCAGCAGTCGGTTTGACCACACTAGGATTAGCTAAATTAATGGGTGGTAAAGGATCTTATAATATTCTATCTACTGATTTTGGTAAATCTAGATTCAATGAGAATGTCGTTGATCCTTGGGCTGGATTTCAGCAGATTGTAGTAGCAACAGCTAGATTTATTGCAGGAGAAGCTAACTCTAAACCACAGAGTAGAACTCAGACATTAGAGAACTTTACAGCTAATAAATTATCACCAATGGCCGCTTTAGCATACGAAATTGGAAGTGCTAGAAAATTTACTGAAAAGGGTGGTTATATTAGTCGTTATGGTCAACCTAAGAATATCACACCTGAAATTGCTAATAGTTTTGCTCCTATGTTTGTTCAAGATGTAATAGATATATTTGAGAGTGATTCCTCATTTGCTGAACAAGTAGGTCTTAATACTATTAGTTTATTTGGTATGGGTGTTCAGAATTATCCAGAACCTACTGTTAAAAGTAAGAATAAATTTAAGTTTAGAAAAATGAGTCTCAATCCTTAATTAACAATTACCGAGTCCTTTTGCCCATTCTCCATTTCTTGAAGCCACTCCGATGACACATATGTATCGTGTCTATAGTATCTAAACCAACGGTAGATTCGCCTGAAGAAGGTCATTTCGGCTCCTTAATTGAATGTGATGAATAGTGTAAATCACAAATAGAACAAAATGATGGTTTATTATCCTGTGCAGTAAATTTGTGCGGAATATCTCTATCAGGTATTTTAGTAGAAATATCTTCATGCCATAGAGCGAAATAATTAATAATATCAGCAAAATTATCTTCAATAGACTCAAAATTAGGTTCGCCATCTTTACTTAGAAGACTTCCCAGACGAGCTAGCTTAGTGCCTATAAGAGCTGCATATGGTTTATCTCGTTCTCTAGTAAACCAACTAACAATAATAGCAGAGCGATGAAAATTCTCATTCCTATTAGCTGTTGAAGTGCTAGTATAATCTTGTCTTTTATCATTAGTTATTTTTTGACACTTCTCAAATAGTTCTTCTAGTGTCATTACTCTCTCCACCTACCTTTAGTAGAAGATCCACCCTTTCTTCCAGCTTCAGCAGCTTCTTTTTTATTCCACTCATGAGCAGTTCCTTTTTTGTGAACTGCTCTACCTCCCTTTGCAGCTATTTCTCTTTGTTTGTCTTTATCAAAGTTTGGTGATCCAAATCCTCTGTGTTCTGTTCCCATTTTTTTCTCCTCATTAGTGCCGGGAGAGAGAATTGAACTCTCAAGGTCTTTCGACCGCAGGATTTTAAGTCCTGTGTGTTTGCCTATTTCACCATCCCGGCATTCTTTTAATCTATCAGTTCTAGTTTAAACTTTTCATTTCCAGTAATACGTTCACCTGTAATAATACTATATATACAAGTTATTAGTATGCTAAAACATATATCACAGTTAGGTATTGGTTTGTTACGAATAAACCATTTTTTACATTTAAAGCAATAAAGTTCACGAGACATAGTATTCTCGTTATAATCCAAGATTTTCCTTATATTTTTGTCTACGATTATGTTTGGTTAGTAAAATCATTCTATCTATTCTTGGTGTTCCACTTGGAGTTCTTACAATTTCACCTAGAAATCCTTCTTGTATCCAATTATGTACAGTTCTACGAGACACTCCACATATCTCAGCAGCTTCATTAATTGTAATGAATCTTCGTTCTTTCTTCATCCGTTACAATATCCATTCAATTCAAGAACAGAATTTCTAATTTCCTGTGCCCACTTCATACCTAAAGCATGATTACCATTCATAGTAGTCATATAGTAAACAGTTTCCTCAAAGTCATTCAAGTCACAAAGAGGCCAGCCGTTAATACCATGTTTAAATCTAGGAACAAAATCTCTAAGGCGATCTATTGAAGTTTGTACTCCATTATATCCTGGTTCATTCCATCCCTTAGATTGAAATAGCAATCCTTGACAACCTGATTGTTTAACAATATAATTCCATACAATAGCATTCAATTCAGTTCCAGGAGGATATCCCCAATCAACAGCATTATAATAAGGAGCACCCTGACCATTCGGATTATGCCAATAAATTAAACAGTCAGGTCCAAAATATTGTCTAGCTACATAAAAGAGATTATCAGAATCTTGTGCAGGTCTAATAATAGGCCATGGATTCTCCCATCCGGTAAATCCAGCCGGAACTAACTTAGGGTCAACTACTGGTTTGACAATTTTAGAATTATCAGAAAACATTGAACCTACTGGAATTAATCCAGTTTCTAGTAATTCAGTTAAATACATATTAATTAAAAGGTCATCCCAAGGTGGATAAAAATCATGATAAATAGGTGAGTCGTTGTAAAGATTAATTGGAAAGTGTGTCAATCCAGCATCACGATAGGTTTTACAAATCCTATCTCTAACACTATCTGATTCAACTACATATCCTGGAGTGAATAAAATTTTAGAATCATTAATTGAATATTCAAGTTCAGGAATGATTAATCCGCCAAATGACCCTCTAAAGGAGCGGACAGTATCTTTAGAGGGACGACTAAAATTAGGATTTAATTCAATACTAAGTATTTGATTATCTTCTGTAATCTTATAATAACCTACAAAATTACCATACTCAGGATGTTGTACTGTTAATGTAACATCATCACCAATTGGTGAATCTTTCATGTCAACATCAGCATATCCTTCACCATCAGTTCCACGCACAAATCCATTACCATTATTCTGATTATTACCTTCTACTATACATAATGGAATAGGCTGACGAGTTGTTGCATCTTTAACTGTTGTTTTGAATGTCATCTCTTACTCGTTTCTAGCAATTGCTGCGTTTGCATAAAAGATAGCTTCTTCAAGATGAGTAATAGCTAATGATTGTTCTCTAGAAGGTGGAGTATTCTGTATAATATCTATTGCTAACAGGTTGATCATCCTTGGGTGGATGATATGTAAATGTCTTATCTAACTGTTCTTTCATCTTTTGAGTGAGTGTGTAATTGTTCATCAGACTCTCCTCTGAACTCTGAATCTCATTAGAGACTCCTTTGGTTCTCCACTAAGTATTAAGAGCCAATCCATATTACTTCCAATACCTAATTTCTGACGCTTTATCCATCCCATTTCCATTAATGTATCTATGATCTTATCTAAAACCATACTATCATAATCTCCATATCCACGAACTAAAAGCTCCTTTCTAGTTATTTGATTCTCAGGAGCTGAAATGAGAATATCAACAATTCTTTTAGTCTGTGCAGCTAGAGGATCTAATCCTCCACCTTCAGCAGCTTTCTGACTTGCATAGATTAGTGATGTTATCTTCTCTATTGCTTCTTTAATATCTTCTCCAGTTATAATACCAAAATCAGTATAACTAGCAAGGGATAAACACATTGCTACTTTTAATACATGATCTGGAACTCTATTTACGAAACCAGTCCTATCATTATATTGGGCCTGTGTATCTCTCCACTCTTTTCTCCAACTATTAAATATTTTTCTAGCTGCTTCAGATGGTATTAATCTTGCTTTATTCTTTGCTATTTTAACTAAGTGCGGAACATATTTAGGAATTATGTAATTTGTAAAATGATCTTCATCAACTGATTCCTCTTCTGAGTCAAGTAAATCAACATCTTTCGATCTTTTCTCTTCATAAATAACCAAGTTTCTACCAATGTAGCCACCTTCAATATTAGGTTGAGGAATACTATCATAAAAATGAGCGGGGCTAGAACCAAACAAACAAGTAAAATATGGGTCTTTGAGTTTTTCTGCACCATCACCCTTTAAAAGATTTGTCCAGTTTGGATTGTAATTTCTATCATATAAGTCAGTTAAAATAGTTAATGAGTCAGGGTCTTGAATAATAGCCGTTGATAGCTCACCATTTATAATAGCTATTCTTGAATCTGTTATTACTGCTTTTCCTGCTACTGATCTCGTTGTTGCTGCTTCTTTAATGATAGCTTGTATTGAACTACGTCCAGCAATAACTCTAGTAATATCTGCCGCCTGTAATAATCGCTTAGCGAGATTAACTGGATAACCTTTACCCAGACCCGACTCACCCATAAGAATAATGTAAAGATTGGGATAGTATAAAAGGTTCCCTTTAAGCGTGCGAAGCGTGTAGGCATTTGCGGCTGCTGAACTGATACAAAACATTAAACTCCAATACAACCAACTTGTAGGAGTTTCTACACTCTGATTTTCTTCAATTAAGTCTTTGACCCAAGATTCGCTCACTTGAATTCATTCAAATTTATCGTAGTTAACTTAAACTTGAGTTTATGATATAATTTAAATTGTATATTCTCTAAATCAATTGGTGGTTGACTAGCTCCTAGTGATTGAATAATGAGATAAAGTTCAGTTTTATTTAAGTCTATTGTAATATTAGATTCTTCCAATCTTTCCCCGTTCTAGTGCTAGGTTATATATTTTCTCAAATATACTAGGAGGAATGTTATGACCAGCCGTTCCTGTCACAATAGTATAGAAGTTGGATGTGAATAGAAGTTCATTAACATCTTTAGGATAGAACCAGCATCCTTTAGGAATATTTTGAGCTTTAGCAAAAGCTAGAGCTTCTTGGTAGTTTCCGGCTATGATGCAGATTTTAGTCATCTCTTCTCATCAACCAAAATCATTGTTACTTTAATTTCTCCAATACCATTAATTCTATTTTCTATATTTCTAAATAACTCATATAATTTAACTTTAGCACTCTCAGCAGCCTGCTTATAAATTTGCTCTACTGTTGCATCAGATGACCAATTATCTCTAATATAAATTTCTAATGTTAATTCAACTCTTGCTCGACTATTTATAGTCATTCTTTTTCCTTCTTGAGAAGGAGTTCGACTCCCTTATACATTACACCATTATTCTTTCCTAATGATAGTTGAACTACATGTTGAGTTCCATGTCTAAAACTTTTACTAGTAAAAATGAATTGGCAAATATTAGAATACGTTTCTGCATCTACTTCGTAAGTTTCAGGCCAAGACTTGTTATAATTACCAAGTGTATCATTGAAGAACTGACGAAGCTGTTCGGCTGTCATTTCATGATCCTTATTCTTATTACTTTACCAAGTTCATCGTAGTCTGGTTCAATATAGAGATGATGACCTGTTCTATTATCTATTGTAAATCCTAATACTTCAACATGTGATTTAAGTATTCTGATTTCATTTTTTCTCATAGAAGAATCAAGAATTGTGATTCCATTATCTGACAGCATCAGAATTTCCCCTTCCATCAACAAGATAAATCATATCAAATGGCTCTCCAAAATTATAACTTAATTTTTCTATTTCATATAAAAGTTCTTTAATATTTCTACATTTGATTGTAATTTGATGAAATCCTTTACTACCATTGAATGTAATTTGATATGTCATAATTTCACTTTCTCAAAACTAGCATAATTAGTGTGACTAATCTCAACAGAACAAGGAATAACTAATTTGTAATCTCGTTTGAGTGTACAGTAAATACTAAAATCTACTGGAACTTCCATATGTTTCTTCATAAGTCTTGCATACACCTCCCAATTGTTTTCTGGAACTTGAAGATAGAGAGCATCATGCTTTTCTTCTGCCCAGAGGACTTCAGTATCACCATTTAATTCTTCATCTATTTTTATAGCAGCCCCTTGCACGACATGAGCAACTGTTCTTTGAGGAATGTTGGCATATGCTTCGCCATATAAAGAATCATCCATACGCCCATTAAATATCCGTACACCACCCATAGGGTCAATAAGAACACGAGTTGTATCAATTGCTTCTTTGATCTGTGCATGAAACACGCCTCTAATCTTTGGACTAGCTGTATGAAATATCTCTAACATTTGACCAGCTCTCCATTCAGATATATCCATAGGAATTTCATATTTCTGTGCATTAGTATTAAAGCTAGTCATGAATGTATGTTTCTTAACATCATAATTACCTGCGTTACGTGTAGTTTTACCAGTGTATCTTTCAGGACCATCTTTAGGAAGAAAGTCTACAATAGGATGTTTGAAGTTAGCAGAGAGTTCTAGCCGTTGTGTATAGCCAAATATCAATCCGGCTGTCCTACGATGAATATCTATGTTATTTTTAAATGCTTCAAGTAATTCCCAATCTTCACTTAATACAGCAACGACTCTAGGCTCTGCCTGACTAGAATCAACTTGGATAATAACTTTTCCCTTATCTGCGAGGAACATGGATTTAATATCTTTTCCAAGTCTTCCATGTGTAGAAATGGTGTGATCTGCAAGTCCAATCTTTTTTGGTCTGAGAGGTTTCTTAAGTATTCCAGTTGAACTTCTACAAGTTTCTGTAGCGGAAATATTATAAGCAGATTTACACCGCCCATCGTAATCCGGGCAGAAAGATATTTGTCTTGATTTTTGGTCTCTAATTCTTCGTTCTTCAAGGAGGTCATTTAGAATCTCCTTCTTCACTTTGTCTTTGCAACTTCCTAGTAATGAAACAATTGTGTCTTCAGAAGTTGGATCTCTCTTTCGCATCTTAAACTTCATAATCTTATAGAGAAGTTCAAATACTTGTGGATAGGATTTAACATTAACATCTTGGCCGATAGCTTTAATTAATTTCTCATGTACAGTCTCCTGCATAGCTGTATATTTAACTTTGAGTTCTTTTTGTCTAGCTATATCAACTACTTTACCTGTAGTTTCTAATTTCAAATATAGTTTATGTTTCTTCATCATATAATTATAATAATAATCAACGAGAGGAACGTTGAAACGTTCTGCTAACTCTCGTAAATCTACTTCTTGAGCTTCATCAACCTCAAACTCTACAGCACAATCACGTCCATTGTAGATAAGAAGTTGATCTATTTTTGATTTTCCAAGTTTGAATTCTTTTCCATCATCTTTATAGAATGGCTCGCGTGTCCAGATACTTGATACAGTATGTAGGCTTTTATCTGGAAGTTCCGGGAAGATGACTCTGGTCTTAATAAGAGTATCTGAATATACTTTAGGGCACTCGAATCCAATAAGTCCAAGTTTGAATTCATCATATTTAAAATTGTGGCCGATGAGACGTAATCTTCTGAGTTGTCCATCAATCAATCTCCAGACTTCATCAAGTTCATTATCACCCATATCAGTAAGTTTATTAGTGCCAATAGAACGGAGAAGCGGAACTGAGATTGCATGATGCTTATTAAAAGCAAAACCAATACACACAGGAACACAATTAATGGACTCAATATCACTCGCTGCGAGGTCGAGTTTTTCATATTCTCGAAAGAATCTGTGGAGATCGAGTGAATTATGAGCTATTGATAATGTTCTTTGTGGAAGAACTAGAGTTTTAGTTTGTGATTCCTCAACTGCTCGGAAAATATCTGCTTCAATTATCTTAGTCCAGGTCCAAGATAATCCTCCCTTTTGTTCTTTATCATCTCCTTCACTACTACTTCTATTAAATAAAGCTGCTGGATGAATAGTTGGAACTACTTTAGTATGACCATCTCTAGCAGTAAGAATAGAACCACGATAGTTAAGGATGCCAGAAACATCGCAGCAAGCCTGTAAGGCCAAGTCTCCGACAGCAAGAATGCAGTTAGGATGAAGTTTGTTAATTTCATTATCCCACAACTCCTGCATCTGTTGACCAATGTCAACGCCAATTAGATGTAGTTTTTTGAGATCATTCAAAGGAGGTCTAAACTTGACAACGTTAGTGATGTAACAATCAGATCTATTAATTCCAGCTTTGAATAACCAATCATTTAACATTTGACCTGTTGGTCCTACAAATGGAACTCCTTGTTCATCTTCATATTTACCTGGAGCTTCTCCTATAATCATTAATTTAGGAGAGACTGAACCTATTCCTGGAATGTAGTTAGGCATCAAAAGTATCTTTTAATACAAGTTTACCATACCGTAGAACTGTCCATATATTCGTATTATAATCAACATGAACATGCCACTCAAAAAATGGAATACTCCACCAATCAAAATAGTTTGGCTTTACTTCATCAGGATGACTTGGCATTAGCCAAACATCGCATCTGGATGGTTACCATCAATAAAGAATCCACCATCATCTTCATGTTTAGCATGTTCACATTTTTGATCACATTTGGTATCACCAGTTTTAACATAACAATCTGTACAGCTACTACAAGTTTCATCACAGCCTTCTCTGATATGAATACAAACTGGACAAGTAGTATTTTCTGGAATCATATTTCTGCCTCTAGATCTTGAGTCTTCTTCTTATCTCGAATAAACGCTAATGCTTCATAAGCTGTATCATACTTCTCTAGTTGTTCCTCGTGAGTTCTTAACCATCTAGCTATCATAATATCTTCACTAACAGAACCAACTGAACGTTTAAGAGACTTAGCCGTTAAGGTCAACGTCCACTTGTTATTGGATAGAAGTTTAGAACGATGAAATCTAAAAGTCTCCTTTGCTTTCTCTATCCAATCAATCTTAACGGGTTCTCTCATTGGCTCTCAATTCAAGAAAAATGCCGGCTACTCGATGTTTTGAATAGCCGGCAAATTTACTACGTCAGCGGCTTGAAGTCAACAATATCATTGAACTCATTACCCTTATTGGATTTACCACGCTTAATATATCCCATGAGTTTAAAGCCAATAGTCTTACGGAAAAGATCTGAAGACAACGCCATATTTCCCTGTTCGTCCTTAGGGAAACCAAACGTAGTCCACAGAGCTTTACCGAAGCCTAAAGCCTTCTCGTTAAATAGTTTCTGACAAATAACACCCTTGCTATTACCATCAATAATCTTAAACTGGAATACGCTGTTGTTAGAACCATCAGTATCAGCATCTTTATCACTATAATCAATGACTTCCATCGGATGCCAACCTACTTCTGCTAGATCTCCACGCTTGAGGTCGTCTGGTGTAAGAACTCGATTGAATCCCATTGTTGTTTTGTCCTTCGTTTTGTTGTTGTGAGTGATTAATAACGTACTGCGCTTACAGCATCAATAGCCTCTTGAACAATAATTAATTTTCTAATTAGATATTCTCTTTGTTGTTTAAGTTCATAAACCATATGTGATTCAGGACTAGCTTGTATACCTTGTCTAGTTGTTTCATATTGATTATCAGCAGACGTTGCCTTTTCATCACACATTCTTCACCATTTCTTCTCAGTGAATGGATTAGTTATTTTAGCTTGTTCTTCATCAGTCTTAATTACAGGCTCAATACCCCTACTCTTATTAACTAAATCCTTCCATACTTGATAGAACAATTTGTCAGTAATATCAAACTCCTTTACATAATCTGATAATAATGGACTCTTAGCAAACTCATCCCCAATAGCTTCAGTATTAACAATAAACTTTTTAGATGTTCTCCCCTCAGAAAAGTTAGCTTGTTGGGAGAAATGATATATCTCTGTGAATGCACCTGGAACTAATCCGGCAACCTTTGAGCCATAACTAACAATAGAGTTAGTTTTAGTGACTCTAATAGAGTTACCAGAGCCTTCTATTCTGGTTTGAGGTAATGGATGTGCAGTCCAGATAACATGACAGGGAAGTTTGCGGGAGAGATCAAGACACTGACTTACTAAACTTGTTTCAACTTTATACTCATCCCAATCTGGGAGGATATCCTTTAACTTCTTAAATATTCTTTCTTTATGACCAAAATTCAAACTCCAGTTGACAGCGGCTGAAGTCATATAAGTTAATGAATCATTAATAATAGCAAAATACCTACAATCATCTAGCCAACTAATAACTTTGTTTAAATAGTCTCCTGCATTAGATGAATCATATACATCATATTCAATATTATCTAAAATCTTCTTTCCTAGACTACCGAAACGCTTTTCTGAGAAGAATGTAACTAACTCAATAGGAGATTTCTTATCCCAATAGCTTAGATAGACTGGTCCTTCCATTGCAAAGCTAGCAGCGGCTAAGGTTTTACCAAATCCAGGAGAAGATTTAAATAGGAAGGAATATTTACTGTCGAGAGATATTGAACTAGCTTTCAAGTTTTGCTAGTCTTTCTTCAATCTGAATGATTCTATCTGCTATAACTTTTAATATATCTAATAATTGAGACTCATCATCAACATCTAATGGAAATGTTCTAGATCTTTCTAATGATAATATACGTCTAACCATTTCATCTTTATGAGCATCAATATCAGTAGGTTCTAAGTTTCCCATTCTTTGTCCTCTTCATCTTCATCTTCATCATCTGAATCTATATCTTCATCATCGTCTTCATCATAAAACTTATCATCATCTTCATCATCATCTTCAATAGGATCTCTATTTTCAGATGCGTAATCTAGTTCTCCCATTTAGATGTCTCCTTCTTCTGGTTGAACTTTCTTGATTGCTTGAGTGAGTCTGTTGGAGAGTGTCAATTCTGTATGAATTATTGGAGTTTCTTCATTATGAATTTCATTCTTTAATATCTGTTTAGGATTATGACAATTATCACAATGAGGCTTAGCTAATCTTAATGAGTATTCATTTATTAAAAATTCATTACCACAACGCCAGCAAATACACCTTTTGCCTAGAGCTAGAGGAATAGCTATTTTGTAATTACAATCTGGTAGAGCACAGAAATATATTGTATTACCAGATTTATACTTAAGTCTCTTTAATTTATGAACGTGCTTTGGTTTTTCAGTCATGTGATGTCATCTGTGTGAATCTGTACTTCAGCATCATTATATGTAATTCCAGTTACTTCCTCTATATCTCCAGAATCACCATCCCAAGCTCTAACTATTGCTTTGGGGTGACATAGTTTTAATAATTCAATTAAATCTTCAACTTTCATTTCTTTTCTCTAAGAAGGCGCCGGAGCCGAAATGAACTGCTTGCAATTTGAAGCTAATTAACATATCAACTCCGGCTGTCGCTGCTTTAGTTAACTGATATTTCTTTCTTCCCATTACTTTCATGGGCATGATAGACTACTCAGTCTGTCTTTTGCAGCGAGTCTTGTTTTATCGTCGAATAATTAATTTACTAAGCTTATCAAAATTAAATTCAGCTTCTATAAATAAATGATGACCAGTGTCATTTTTAATTTCAAATCCATATAACTCTTTAATTGATTTAATCAATCTTACTTCATTTTCTTTCATAGTTGAATCAAGTATAGTTATTCCCCCAGTAGTAAAAATTTCCATCCTTATCTCTTAGCTTCTTTCATTATAATAGCAATGGCTTCTACATCTTCTAATGAGAAATCACCATCTAATGTTGCTAATGTGTCTATGTCAACTGATTTGACAAGAATATGTATATAATTACCTGATTTGTTACGATAAATATCACCTAATTTTTCTAGATCTAGAAATTTTACAGCTTCTTCTAGAGTCATTATTTTGTTATGATTGCTTTAGTTAAATCTTTACTAACAGTATCTTCAATTTGGTCATTTAGTATATCTTCTAACTCAATCATTCTATTTATTATCATTCCAAGAAGTTGTCTAATATCAGAACTTGCGTACTGTCTATATGGATTCATAAATTCTCTTTCAATATCTCTTGAAGTTAAACTGGTCATTCTCCGAGTCCTTTCGTCACATCCCAAGGTTCGGCATCAATATACTGAGTCTCTAATTTATGTAACTTAGCTTCCTTACCTGAACTATCACAGATAGGATAATATTCACAGAGTCGATTGAACTTGTTGCAACTAGTTGGCTTCTCAATCCAGTCATCAGTTGCTACGCAAGTAAGATATTCATTTAGAATTAGTTTAGTAAGATTGTCTTTCCAATCTTGTATATAGATTGAGTCGTAACTTAGAGGAAGTCTTTTGAATTTATCTTCGGCTGGTACCGGCTTCTTAGCATCTGGATTCTGTAATCCAATACGATTAACAACAAGATAATTACTTTCAACTGCATTACAATAATTGATAAATTGATTAGCTTTCCTATGAACAACTCCATCACGAGAGAATGTTTTATGGTCGATAGGAAGTCTATCATAACTAGCATTCCTACCTAATCCTTTGAAGTTTACGAGTAAATCTATTTTCCCACTTATTATGATTCTTACGGAGTTATCCTCAAATAGTATGTAGGCAAATGGAGATTCTACCTCTAAAATATCTAAACAATTTTCATCTTCAGAGCGCCAGAAATCACAACTTTCTTCTACCGCTCTAAGCAAAATACGAACTCCATCTGGCTCTGAATTAGAATTTTCAGGATCACTACTGAGTTCTCGCATCTTCATTAGACAAGCTTGCATTCTGTCGTCGTAATGCAATCCGGCTGCAAGACTTTTGAAATAGACTTCTAGACCTCCATGAGCAATAGAACCTAAATCTAATGCTTTAGCTTTGTTAATGAGTGGAAGAGTCTTATTAAGATTATGTCTGAAGTTATATCTAGCAGGACAGGTTTCAAACAAATCTATTTTAGATGCATCTAAGACGATGTTCACCTTCGGTGAGAGGATGTCAGTCACTCAATCTCCAAAAACTATTATTGGAATCCAACCAGTACTTCCATTACCTTTAACATAATAGCATGCTACTAATCGCTTCTTACCATTTTCTTTATCATAAATAACAAAATTAGATGGACCACGTAGTACTTCATAATTAGTTCCTAGAGGAACATCTTCTGAAATTATTATCCATTTAGGACATCAATCCAGGAGTCATTCATTTGTCGTCTAAGAATCTCTTCTTAATCCAATCATTCATTTGAGGTTCATCATATGAAAAGGATTTTATCTCTGAATGATGTAGATTAATTAAAGATTCGTATGCCTTTTTACTAAGAACTACATAATCATAACCAAAAATAATACTTTTCTTTTTTTCTTTAATGGAGGCAATAAAATGTAAGTAGGTTAAATATTGTTTATAACTCATTTAATCATCTGGAAATGAATGATGAGCTAAAGTTAATGTCACTTCTTCCTCTTTTTGTATGCTGGCCTACGCAATGAGAAATAATCAATGATTACTTCTTCCATTACCCAAGACATAGATTTATTTTCACTATACGCAATTTTACGTAAGCCTTCTTTAATAGCTGGTGGTAAGCCATGACCAAAAGAAACTCTACTATCTCCATTAGCTAATCTAGGTGCAATAATACGTCTAATTCTTGCCATTTTTCTTATCTTTCCACTGTTTAACCATTCTCTTAGCTAACTTTTTCTTACCAGCCGCAGTCTGAGTCCAATGTTTTTTCTCAGACTTCTTTTCTTTCTTTTCAGTTGAAAGTGATTTAGAGATTACGATGCTAAGACCAATATCAATTAGTTGAAGTTCCTGTTTGCGGGTGAGTTTCATTTTAGCCTTCGGCCAGTTGTTGCTTCTGATTTAATTCTTCTTAAATGTGATTTTATCTTGTACGTTTCTATTCCACTCCACATGTCTAAATGTATCTAATGTTTCATCATTTACTAAATCTACTGAATCTGTAGTCTTTGCGACTTGTTCAGCCTTCCACTTAGCTCTATCTTGCTTAGAACGTCCCTGACTATCTCTAGTTCCTTTACACGTAGGAAAGTTTTTACATCCCCAGAATTTACCATACTGTCCTGAACGTGCAATCATTTCACCATTGCATTCAGGACAGAGATTCTTATCATACTCGAAAGGCATTAGATTTTTACTCCTAATTCTGCATTCAATGCTTTAACTATATCTGCTAATTCATCAATGGTTTTAAATTTAATATTGCCTAATTTATATTGCGTATCATCTTCTGGATTTTCATATCTATTCACTGAGAAGATAGTTAATTCAACATTATTTCCATTATAATCCATATTTTTATCAATTCTTATTTGAGAAGCAATAAATTTAGGTTCTGCTTTTTGAGAAACTTTGTAAACTTCCTCAACTTTCTGCATCATCCTAGCCGATGAAGATGCAAGTAGAGGACTTTTAGTATGATTATCTATAAGATAGATTTGATGATTATTTACTTCTAAAGCTACGTAGTGATGTGGGATTACAATGATATAGAAACCATCTTTGTCTGCTAATCGCAGCATAGTTCCATAGAGTGTTCTACCACCTTCTACTTTAGTGGCATCAAATTTAAATAATTTTAATGCTCTAAGAATATCTCTTACGTAGACTCCTTTAATAGTAGCTTGTCCAGTAATTCTACTAATGACAGATGCACATTCATCTGTTGAACGGCCTGTAAGAGCACTGAGAACAGCAGGACCACAATAAGTATTTAAACCATGAATCTCTTTAAGGTTTGTCACTTCTTCTCCACTCTAGGTTTGCTAGTAACAATTCTATTATTTAATGCTAAAAGATTATCTCTTAATTGGAGAGCCTGTCGGAGTGTGAGTTTGATAGAAGAAATAATTTCTGTATTTATTGAATGAATAAGTATTATTTTATCATCTGATGTTTCCATTAGAATTAAATAGTTATATGGAGATAACTCAATCTCTAGAGATTTGAGTGTTCTAGCCATTATTCCTCCAATCTAACGCGTAAAACTTCCATTAACATGATAATTCTTAATTCTGCTTTACTTCTAGCTTCTAGACTCCTTTGTAGTGACCTTTGTAAATCAGCGATACAATACCTCTTATAGCTTTTAAGATACTTTTTAGACAACTTCTTGTTTAGAGGCTCCATGCTTTCCTCCCTTTAGTTACTAAAATCTCAGCAAGCTCCTTCATTAAGCTCTGCTGATTCCATTGAATTTCTTTCTTATCCATCGTTGCGGCTACAATACTACGTTTAACTTCTACTAATTCAGTGAAATATTCGTCAATAGTTTCAGTAGCAAGCATGTATGTAATTGATACGTTGTTAAACTGACCAAACCGATGAAATCTAGCCTCAGCTTGTTCTTCGTTAGCTGGATTCCATTGTCTTTCAAGAATGATTGCATCAGAACAAAACTGAAGATTGAGACCTTCACCAGCGGCTAACGTAGAAGCTATCATTACTCTGCATTTATCATCAGTCTTGAATTTCTCGACGAGAGCGGCTCTAGCATCTCCATCTAAACCAGAGTGCATCTTGCAAACTTTACCATAGCCACCTTCTTCTAGCCATGGATTTAATTGTGTTTCTAACATCTCCATCACATCTTGATGGTGTGAGAAAATTACAATCTTACGTTCATTAGACAAAATAAACTCTGTAGTGAAATCAATACATTCTGTAACTTTACTTATTCCTGTAATGTGTCTCATTCTAGACATTATAGCTATAATAGCTCCGCCCTTCTCAAATTCACTTTCATTTGAGTAGAGAAGACTGTCTAGCTCGTCCATTGCGGCTGCGTATGACTTGTTTAGCTTACGGTCAAGTTCTACATGATAGAACTTTCTCTCTATCGAAGGAAGGTCTTTCAAGACTTCTGCTTTAGTTCGTCTAATAATAATATCTTTAGTATCCTCATGGAATCTATCCATGTCTTTCAGTCCACCTATTTTCTGACTCCAACCATTATTGTAGGCATCACAATAATTGTCTATGTATTTCTGATAGTGTGGAAACAGAGTAGGCTTCACTAAATTAAGAACAGTGAAGTACTCTCCAGCATTGTTCTTAATAGGAGTGCCTGACATTGCAATAATGTGAGGGGTGTTCTTGGCTATACGTTGAACGGCTTTAGCTCTATCAGATAGATGATTTTTAATTCTCTGACACTCATCAATCATAATAGTTTTGATAGTTCCCTCAGGAAGCATTGAGAATAAATCTTCTTTCTTTAACATATCGTATGTAACAATATAGATTTGAAATCCTGGCACTGCTTTTTCTTTGCCAGACTGAATAACTTGTGTTAAGAATTCTTTCCCATTACCACAAATACGATGGATTTCTGTCATCCACTGACGTTTAACTGTAGTGGGGACTACTAAAACGGCTGGGAGGAGTTTTTCTCTGTGCAGACGAAGAAGACAATTAAACTCTATAGTTTTACCTAGACCTTGTTCATCGGCAATAATACATCTAACATTAGATTCTTCTGCAAATTTAACGGCGTCTATCTGATAAGGTCTAGGTTTGCAGCCGTCAGAGAATATGATTGCTTCGTAATCCTTTTCATCTGACGTAAGAGTTTGAGTGTGTAGGATGTGACCACAAGCTAATCTGATGATTACTGTCTTTCCTATTTTAATACGCGAGACTTCAACGGCTATCTTTTTACAGTTTGGGCATTCTTGACGGATTATTTGTGTGAGTGCCATTTGATTTGTTTACTTGTTTCGGATTGTTCTGACTGTTGTTTTAGTAAACTTTTTCTGTTCACAACCAACTATTCCTAATTTCATTATTTCTTTTCAGAAGGATTAAAAACTAGTTTTGTTTCTTCAGGCTTTGTTTCTTTAATTGCCTTCTCAGAAGCTCTAACTTGAGCTAAGACCTTTCCTGCACTCATTTTGCTTTCAGCTTCACTACGACTATAGCCTAACTTAATTAATCCTTCTATTATCTTTTCTATTTTAGATAATCCCTTCTGTCTCTCTTTTATCGTGTTAATCATCTCTGACGTTTTATCGTCAGTATTCAGGCTTCGAGAAAATCCAGAAGGCTTATTCGGGTCTGAATCTTTAGCCTTCTTCTTCCGTCCATTTTCTTCATCATCAACTGCTGTTAGCCTAGCTCTAGCCTCAAATGCTATCTTAGCTAGTTCTTCTCTATGTGCTCTAAGAACTAATATGTCCATATCTTTCACTAGGACTTTTTCATGATTAAATAACTCACTAAATAATTGTTCTTGAGGTGTCATCATCTCTCCAATGAATTTGTCAAGTTTTGCGAGCCGTGAGCAACTGATGATTTCATCAATGCTATCGAACGGCTCAAACTCTCTACGCTCGTTTTGGCAGTAACATACCAGAACAAGGTTAACATTGTTTAGACCACATTGTTTACATATCCAAGACATTCATTTATTATTATCTTTAAAATCTTGCCAACTAATTACTTCACATCCATATTTTTCTGCTATAAGAGATATTTTATTATTAAACTTTTTAATCCAATTTAAGAATTCTACTGGTCCTTTTGCGTCTGATTCTCTTATATTAAAGAGAATGCTAATCTTGGCAAACTGTGAGCGTTGTCCAGCTCTATGAATGGCAGTCTTACCATATTGAAGAATGATTCCAAGTAGTATATAATAATTATTATTATCAT